GTGACCCGTGCCCTGATCGTCTATTGCCATCCGAAGGAGGGCAGCTTCACCTCGGCCGTCCGGGACACGGTGGTCGCGCGGCTGGCGGCGAAGGGGGCCGAGGTGCGGGTGATCGACCTCTACGCGCGGGGCTTCGACCCGACGCTGAGCCGGGCGGAGTGGGAGGGCTATGTCGACGCGCCCGCCAACCGCGCGCCCGTCGCGGCGGATGTGGAGAGCCTGCAATGGGCCGACACGCTGATCTTCGTCTATCCGACCTGGTGGTACGCGCTGCCCGCGGTGCTGAAGGGCTGGGTCGACCGGGTGTTCCTGCCGGAGGTGGCCTTTCTGATGCCGGCGGGGCAGAACCAGACGATCCGCCCGGGGCTGACCAACATCCGGCGGCTGGGGGTGTTCACCACCTGCGGGGCGAGCTGGTGGCTGACGGTCTTCGTGGGCGCGCCCGGCAAGCGGATGCTTATGCGCGGGATCGGGCTTCTGTGCAGCCCTCGCGCCCGCAAGGTCTTTGCCGCGCATTACCTGATGGACAGCTCCACCCCCGAAAGCCGGGCCCGGCACCTGGCGCGGGTGGCCGAGCGGATGGACCGGCTGCTGCGCTGACGCCCCTTGCAGGGCCCTGCCCGATCCGGTATCCCCGTGCCAGCCTTTCGGCGGGTTGGCGGAGAGGTTACGCAGCGGATTGCAAAGCCGCCAAGTAATCCGCGCCAGCGCACGATTTACCCCCTGAAATCGTATCACGACAAACCGGGAACGCCGGGTGAACGTGATACGCGACCTGGCGGCCGCCATGGCTAAGGTTGTCACCCTTCACGGGACGCGGCCGGGCGGGTGGTCAAAGCAGAGGTGGGCGTGGATTGATCGGGTGATCGGGGATGGCGGGCTGTCGCCCGTCGCCCGGCTGATTGCCTGTCAGCTTGGGTTCGGCTTTGCCAACCACGAAACCGGCGAGTGCAGGCCCGGCGCGGCCACCCTTGCCAAGGGCTGCGCGACCAGCCTTCGGACTGTCGAGCGATCCCTCATGGACCTCGAGGCGCGCGGCTGGATCAAGCGGCGCGGGGGCGAAGGTCCGGGCATCCACGCGGCAATCCTCTTCGCGTTCCCGGATCAACGCCCGCCAGATTTGGCGGGGGAACGTCCGCCAGATTTGGCGGCAACGCCCGCCAGTTCTGGCGGCCCCCCCTGCACCCCCTATAAGGATAAACCACAATTGAACCACAGCGCGCGCCCGCACCCCAGGGCAATGATCAGGGGGCTTCCGAAACCGCAATGCGCGACCACGGCGGTTGCCGCCGGATCATGGACTGCGGATCGGTGGAACGCATGGCTTCAGGCCGAGGGTTTCCCGCCCCTCGAGCGGATCGGTCGGAAGATCGAAGGCGGGTTTGAAATGCCGATCACCGTTGCGCCGTCGAAAGGGGAGCAAGTGCCATATCGCATCGCCCGGCGGTGGGCAGAGTGGCTGCGAAGCAAAGCTTGACATAGAGTAGGAGGCAGGAATGTCCAGGCAGGAAGAGCGCGACGAATGGCTGCGAGGAGTGGAGGCGATTGCCGACTTCCTGGGGGTGAGCGACCGAACGGTTGAGCGGTGGATCGTGACAGACGAAACCGACTTCCCGATCTACAAGTGCGGCGGCCGGTGGGCGGCGCATACCGGCGAGCTGCGGCGCTGGCAGCGGCTTCGCGGCCGGTCTGCCGCGTGACGTGCGGGAGTTTGGCGGAGAATGGCGGATTTTGTCGGGTTTTGTCATCTATCCACCACCCCTAGTGCCGGTCGTATGACTTTAGGCTATGAAAAAGCCCGGTCTCCTCTCCCGACTGTTTCGCCCCGCGACGAAGGGGCTTGCCGATCCCGGCCCGGAAGTCTGGGGCTTTTTCGGGCTAACGGCCCCGGCGGCCGGGATTGCGATCAGCCATGCCCAGGCCCTGCAAGTGCCCGCCGTCGCCTCGGCCGTCCGGCTGATTTCCGAGGCGGCGGCAATCCTGCCCTGCCGGGTGATCGAACGGCAGGCGGATGGCACCCTGGCCGAAGCGCCGGATCACCCGGTGAACGAGTTCCTTCAGGTCCGGGCGAACGACTGGACGACGCCCTTCGAGCTGATCCGCGACTTGGTGATTGACGGGCTGACGGATGATCGGGGCGGCCTGGCCCATGTAGTTCCCGGCGGCGGCGGCCCCTTCGAGGTGATCCGCTATCGGTCGGGTGTCATGAGCGTGACTTATGACCCGATCACGAATGAGCCGACCTATCGGGTGGACAACCGCGTGGTGCCGGTGGCCGAGGCCCTGCACCTGCGCAGCCCCTTTGGCAAGTCGCCCCTGTCCCTGGCCCTGCCCGCAATCGGCGTGGCGCATGTGCTGCAAAACCATGCGGCGGGCCTCTTCTCGCGGGGCGCGCGTCCATCCGGGGCGCTGATGTTCCCGAAGGGCATGGGTGAGGAAAGCGTCAAGCGAGCGCGCGCAGCCTGGCGGGAAACCCATGAGGCGGACGGCGAAACCGGCAAGACCGCGATCCTGTATGACGGGGCGGAGTTCAAGCCGTTCACCTTCGCTTCCACCGATGCACAGTTCCTGGAAAACCGGAAGTTCCAAATCCTCGAGATCGCCCGTCACTTCCGGGTGCCCCCGTCCATGCTCTTCGACCTCGAGCGCGCGACCTGGGGCAACACCGAACAGATGGGCCGCGAGTTCCTGACGTTCTGCCTCGAGCCTTGGCTTCGCGCGCTGGAGAGTGCTTTCCAGCGCGCGTTTTTCTACGGGGCCGGGGAACGGGGCCGCTATGTGGTGCGCTTCGACCGGGATGACATGACCCGGGCCGACTTCGCCACGCGGGCGACTGTGGTCAACACGCTGATTGCGTCCAAGGTCATCAACCCGAACGAAGGCCGCGACTGGTTCGGCTACGGGCCAAGGCCGGGCGGCGACGAATTTGAAAATCCGAACATCAACCCGGAAGCGGGCGGGCAGGCCTCGGCCGAAGAGCCGGGCGAAGAGGCAGGGGGCGACGATGCTGACAGTCAGCCAGATTGAGGCGAATGCCGAAGATCAGGACCGGGGCGCGTGGTGCGACCTGGTGGACCCGTTCCGGGGTGAGCGGATCGGCATCCGCCTGCTGATTGCCGGGCCGGACAGTGCCACGCAGGCGGCGGCGCAACTGAAGCTGGCCGACGAGCTGGCCGCCGAACTGGACGAAGCCGGGCGGGTGTCTGCCGTCGCGCGGGATGCGGCCCGCCTGCGGTGCCTGGCCCGCTGCGTGAAGGACTGGCAGGCCGAAGAGGACGGCAAGCCCGTGCCCTTCACCTTCGCCAACGTGCTGCGGCTTCTGAAGGCGGCGAAGTGGGTGCAGGCGCAAGCCGATGCCTTTGCGGCGGATCGGCGGCGCTTCACCCCGGCGGAGTGGCTGGAATGAAGCGGCTCGAGTGCAAGGCGGCCTGGACCGTCACCGAAGAGGGCGAGCTTGTCGGGCTTGCCTCGGTCTTCAACACGCGGGACCGGGGCGGGGACATGGTGCGCAAGGGGGCCTTCAGAAGCGCCCGCGCACCCTTGCCCATGCTGGCGAGCCACGATCAGGCGGACGTGGTGGGCGTGTGGGATGCGCTGGAAGAGGTGGCCGAAGGCTTGCGCGTCAAGGGCCGCCTTCTGGTCAAGGAAGTCGCCCGCGCCCGTGAAGTGCTGGCCCTGATCAAGGAAGGGGCCATGACGGGCCTTTCCATCGGATACGTCACCCGGAAGGCGAACCGCACCCAAGGCGGCCGCGACCTGGTGGATGTGGAGCTGTTGGAGGTTTCGGTGGTCGCGGTGCCCATGCACCCCGACGCCCGGATCACGAATGCAAAATCACAGAAAGGAACGGACATGGACCCCGAAGAGCTTGAGGCGAAGCTGAAGGAAATCGAAACGAAGTCGCAGAACGCGGTGGCGGCCCTGATCAAGGCGGCGGTCGAAGCCGCGACGAAACCCCTGACCGACCGGCTGGCGGCGATGGAAGCCAAGGCGAACCGCGCCAAGGGCGGCGGTGGCGAGGAAGAGCCCAGCGAAGAGCGCAAGGCCTTCCGCACCTACCTTCAGCGCGGAGCCGTGGCCGATGAGGTCAAGGCGCTGACGGTTTCGACCGACCCGAACGGCGGCTATCTCGCGCCGCCCGAGTTCAACGCCGAAGTGCTGCGGGACATCGTGGAAATCTCGCCCATCCGGTCTCTCGCCTCGGTGCGCGGCACGAATGCGCCCTCGGTGATCTATCCGACCCGCAAGCCCATGGGCAACGCGACCTGGGATGACGAGCTGGATGACGAAACCGAAACCGCCACGAACAACATCTTCGGCACGCTCGAGGTGGTCGGCAAGGGCATGTCCACCTTTGTGGACGTGTCGAACATGCTCTTGCAGGACGCGCCCGGGGTCGAAACCGAGGTGCGGACGGCGCTGGCCGAAGACTTCGAAAAGAAGGAAACCGTCGCCTTCACGAACGGCAACGGCGTGACCCAGCCCGAAGGCTTCATGACCAACACCTCGGTTGCCGAGTTCAACAACGGCCATGCGACCAACATGTCGGCGGATGCCCTGATCAGCTTCCTCTACTCCATCACGCCCACCTACCGGAACGCGGGTGTGTGGGTGATGAACGGCACGACGCTGGGGATCGTGCGGCGGCTGAAGGACGGGCAGAACAACTACCTCTGGCAGCCGTCCTACCAGGCGGGTCAGCCGGAAACGATCCTCGGCCGCCCGGTGGCGGAGATCATCGACATGCCCGACCTGGCCGCCAACGCCTTCCCCATCGCCTATGCCGATTTCAGCGGCTACCGCATTCTGGACCGGCTGGCCCTGTCGATGCTTGTGGACCCCTATTCGCAGGCGACCCGCAAGTTCACCCGCTACCACGCGGGGCGGCGGGTCGGGGGCAAGGTCATCATGCCCGCCAAGTTCAAGAAACTGAAGATGGCCGTCTAAGGCCCCTGAAAGATTCGGCGGGGCCGGAAGGCCCTGCCCTTCACCACGAAAGGACATGGCGCAATGCGCGATCTATATTCCAACCTGCATGAGGCCCCGGCCCTGGCCCCGGCCGTCTACACCGCCGCTGCGAACGGCAGCACGGTCGATCTGATCAACGCCTCGGGCGTGATGTTCGCCGTCCAGACCGGGGCAATCGTCTCGGCCGGGGCCTTCGGGGCCAAGCTTCAGGAAAGCGCCGATGGCGTGACCTGGGCGGACGTGCCCGCGAAATGGGTGCAGACCGAGGCCCCGGCTGTCCTGGCCGCCAACGCGACCTATCGCCTGGGCTACCTCGGCAAGCTGCGCTATGCGCGCCTGGTGCTGACCTATGCCTCGGGCACGTCCATCGCGGCCTCGGCCGTGGCGATCCTGCGACCCCTGTCGCGTCCGGTGCCCTGATGCCGAGGAAACCGCCGCGCCTGTGCTCTTGCGGGCTGGTCATCCCGGCCGGTCAGCGGTGCGAGTGCGAGGCGGCGCGGGACCGGGACCGGAAGGCCCGCTTCGACCTGAAGCGCCCTTCCTCTTCGGCCCGTGGCTATACCAGCGCATGGGACAAGGCCCGCGCGGCCTTTCTCGATAAGCACAAGCGGTGCCTTCGCTGCGGTGACCCCGCGACGGTGGTGGACCACAAGACCCCCCACAAGGGCGACAAGGCCCTCTTCTGGGATCGGGACAACTGGCAGCCCTTGTGTGCCCCCTGTCACAATAGCGCGAAGCAGAAAGCCGAGCGCGCAAGCCTGAAGAGGTAGGACCATGGCTATCTACAGCATGAAAGGCGCGAAGCTCTACATCGGCGCGGCGGTGGCGATGAAGAGCGGCGCATGGGTGGTGGGCGACTTCACCACGCCTCTGGCCGCGAAGACCGAGATCAAGGAACCCGAGGCGCTGGCGATGGCTGGCGAAGAGTTCGCCGAAACCGCTTTCGAGAACATCACCGATGGCACGGTGCGTGTCCTGAAGGGCGCACGCAAGGGCAGTCTCATGGAGTTCACCCATGGGCATGACTATGCCGACGCGGGCCAAGTCGCGGTAAAGGCGGCCTTCGAGGCTGAAGGCGACTATGCCTTTGAGCTCGAGTTCGCCGACAAGCCCACGGCCGGTGCCAGCCCGAAGAACAGCCGCCGCCTGTTCATCGGCAAGGTGATGAAGATGAGCGACGGCGGCGAGGCATCCGGCGTGGCCAAGCTCACCTTCAGTGTCCAGCTCAACAGCAACATCGTCCGCGTGAACGCCTCGGCGACGTGATGACAGGCCGGGGGGTGGTCTCCAACTTTGGGATTACCCCCGGGGACCGGCGCGGGGTGGCGCGCGCGAGATTTGCGGGAAATAGGGTTTTTCGGGCATGGGCGTGGCATCCATAGACGAACTGAAGGAAGAGCTTTCCTTCACATCGGACCTCGGCACGGTCGATGACGCCATGCTGACCCGCCACCTGGCGACGGCCGAGGCGGTGATCGAGCGGGAATTGGGCTACACCTTCGCGGCCGAATATCTTCAGGCCACGCCGCCCGTGGCGGTCCCCACGCCCCTGAAACAGGCGGTCCTGTGGCTGGCGGTGGACTACTACGAAGGCCGGGGCCGCCCGGACGGGGCCGAGGCCCTGCCCCCGCATGTGGCGGAGCTGGTCTATCTCTACCGCGAATGGAGCTTCTGACATGTCGGACGGCGGCCTTTCCTCATTCCAGCGGCGGATGCGGGCGATCCCGGAAGCGGTGCGGCGGGCCGTGGGGCCGTCGCTGGTGGCGGCGGCGGAGCAGGTGGCGGACGCGCAACGCGCGCTGGCCCCGGTGGATGAGGGCGACCTTCGCGCCTCTATTGCGGTGACCGGGCCGGGGCAAGCTACCCCGCCCTATTCGCAGCCGGGCGGATCGGCCCTGGTGCCGGAGAACGCTGCGGCCGTAACGGTGGGCAGTTCCGAAGTGCGCTATCCCCATTTGCAAGAATTTGGCACCACGTTCCACCCCGCGCAACCGTTCTTCTGGCCGGGCTTCCGCCTGTCGCGCAAGGCCGCGCTGGCGAAGATCAAGCGGTCCATCGGCAAGGCCATTCGTGGCACTGGCGGCAAGAAATGATGCCCGTGGTCGAGGTCCAGAAAGCAATCCGCGCGCGCCTGGTGGGCACCCCCGGCATGGTCGCGCTGGTGCCCGCCGCGAACATCCTGGACCGGCACAAGCGCCCGGTGCCTTACCCTTCGATCATCCTGGGCGAGGGGCAGGCGGTGGACGAAGGTTTTGACGTGGGCCGCCTTCGGGTGCGCGTCTATTCCGAGCTGCACCTGTGGACCTTCGAGCCGTCCTTTGAGCTGGCCGCGACGGTCGCGGGCAAGGTCCATTCCGCCCTCTTCGCCCCCCGTCTCGACCTGGGCGCGGGCTTCCATTGTGCGGATTGCAAGGTCGCCAGCGCCCGCTTTCTGCGCGACCCGTCCGGCGACGTGGCGCACGTGGTGGTGACGGTTGAAACCCTGGTGCATGGGGTGGCGGCATGAGGCCCGGCAAGCTGGCGGCAATCGTTACGGTGCAGCGGTGGACGCCCTCGGCCGTCAACGCCTTCGGAACGGCGGGCGGGGCCTGGCAACACCTGGCGACCATGCGGGCCGAGCTGGTGACGCTGACCCTTGAGGAGGCGATGGCGGCGCGCGGCGCGGGCGACGAAACCGGCCTGGTCTTCCGAGTGCGTGACCTGGTGCAGATCGGCACGGCTGATCGGCTGGCCTTCCGCAACGCCTGGCATACGATCAAGGAAGTCCGCGAGCTGACCGAAGAGCGCGCCCTCGAGCTGCATTGCGTGAGCTTCAAGGGGCAGGCGGCATGAGGGGGACGAAGCCCCATATCCGGATCGAGCGGGACGCCCTGTCGGGCGACATGCCCGCGCCCGACTGGTTTTCCGATTGGGCGAAGGCCGAATGGGAGCGCGTCCTGCCCAAGCTGGTGGAGCGCAAAATCCTGACCGTGGACAACCTGGGCACCCTGGAAAACTACTGTGTGCAGATGGGCCTTGCCCGGCAGATGGAAGCCGAAATCCAGAAGCTTGGCGCGGTGCAGCTGATCTACAGCCTCGACAAGGAAGGGGTCGCGCGCGTCACCGGAAGCCGGAAGAACCCGGCGGTGGCCGTCCAGTCCGGGGCCATGGACAAGGCCCGGCTGATGGCGGCGGAACTTGGCCTGACGCCGGTCAGCCGGTCGCGTCCGACCGTTTCGAAAGACGAGGCCGACCGCGACACGCTCTTTGACTGGGAGGCCGGTTGATGTTGCGCCCTGCCTGGATTGATCAGCCGGACCTGATCCCTGATCCCTTCGGCCACGGGGAGCGGGCGGTGTCCTTCCTGAAGAAACTGAGGCACCCGAAGAACCCCGCGCCGGGGCACCCGTTCCAGCTCGACCCGTGGCAAGAGGCTATCGTCCGGGCGATCTATGGGCCGCGCAACCAGGACGGCACCCGGATTGTGCGAAAGGTGGTATTGCTCTTGCCCCGGGGCAACCGGAAGACGTCGCTGTGCGCGGCCCTGACCATCCTGCACCTGGTGGGGCCGGAGGTGATCCCGGGCGGCCTGATCGTCTCGGCCGCCTCGGCCCATGAGCAGGCGCGCGAGCTCTTCCTTGAAGCGGCAATGGTGATCGACCACGACCCGCGCCTGTCCGAGAGGCTGAAGGTCCGCGACTACACGTCCGAAATCAGCAACCTCAAGTATCGTTCCCGCTATGTCGCGGTGGCGGCGGACGGCAAGGTGCTGCACGGCAAGACGCCGAATGTGGTCATCACCGACGAGCTGCACGCTTGGTACGGCCGGGCGGGCCGGGCGCAATGGGACGCGCTGGAAAGCGCCCTGGTGAAGGTGCCCGTGACGCTGATGATCATTCCCACCACGTCCGGGCGCGGGCAGGAAAACATCGCCTGGCAAGTGGTAAGCTATGCGATCAAGGTGCAGAAGGGCGAGATCGAAGACCCGGCGCTTCTGCCCGTGATCTTCATGGCCGAACCCGAAGACGACTGGACCGACGAGGCTGTGTGGGAAGCCGTCAACCCCGGGATGCCCTATGGCTATCCCGACCGGGTGGGCTTCCGCGACAAGGCGAAGAAAGCCGTGCATTCGGCGCTGGACCGGGACGGCTTCCTTCAGTTTAACCTAAACCGCTGGATGGATGCCAGCACGTCGCCCTTTGTGGAAATGCACGTCTATGACCGGGGGGATTGGCCGGTCGATCTGGACGAGCTGGAAATGAGCCAGGCCCCGGTATGGGTGGGCGTGGACCTGTCGAAGAACGACGACCTGACGGCGGTGGTCCTGGCCTGGCGGGACGAGGCCGAAGACGGCTACCACGTCCACCCGTATTTCTTCTGCCCCGAAGAAACCCTGCGCCAGCGCGGGGACCGGCACGGGGTGGACTATGTGCGATGGGCCGAAGAGGGCTTTATCCACACCACGCCCGGCAACACGGTGGACCTGCGCCACGTCGAAACCTTCATCCGGGAATTGTGCGCCCGATTCCGGGTGGAAGAGGTGGCCTTCGATCCGACCTTCGGCCGCGTCATGATGGCGAACCTTTCCGAAGACGGGATCAACGCGGTCGAGTTCCGGCAGGGTTGGGCCAGCATGGCCCCGGCGGTGAAAGAGCTGGAACGGGTGATCCTGGCCGGACGCTTCCGCCACGGCGGCAACCCGGTGCTGCGCTGGAACTTTGAGAACGTCCAAATCGAAACCGACCGGGCCGGGAACCGCATGTTCCACAAGGGCAAGAGCGGCAACAAGATCGACGGGGCCGTTGCCTGTGCAATGGCGGTGGCCCGGGCGGCGGCCGGGGGTGAGCGGTTCACCACGAAGGCGAGCTGGTTTGAAGATGACATGTGGACGGCATGAGGCGCGGGCATGAGTGACGTCGACGAAAGGCTTATCGTGATGCTCGAGGCCCGCATTGCGGAATTCGAGCGGCGCATGGCGGCGGCCGAAAAGCGCGGCACCCGGACCTATAACTGGTTGGCGAAGGGGTCGAAGTCGGCAACCCGCCAGATGGAAGCCGACATGCTGACGGCGACGGCCCGGATCAATCAGGCGCTGGCCAGCACGTCCGCCAAGATCGGGGCCTTCGCCAAGGCCTTCATCGCGGGCGCGGTCGGCGCGGCCGTCGCGGGCCTGGGCACGGCGGCGCGCGGGGCCGTGCGCAACATGGCGGACCTGGCCGACCAGGCCGACCGGATCGGGCTGAATGTCGAAACCTTCCAAGGGCTTCGGCAAGGCCTTCAGCTTTCCGGGGTCGCGGCGAACGAAGCGGGGGGCGCGCTGGAAAACTTTGCACAACGCCTGGGGGACGCCGCCGCCGGGCAGGGCGACCTTTACCGCGTCCTGTCGCAGTCGGGCATCGCTATCCGCAATCAGGCGGGGGAGCTGCGGGACACGGCCGATGTGCTGCGCGACTTCGCGGACCTGGTGCAAAGTGCTGCCACCCCGGCCGAGCGCATGGCGCTGGTCACCGATGCCTTCGGCAAGGGCGGCAAGGCAATGGTGCTGGCCATGTCCGAAGGGTCCGCCGGTATCGACGCGATGATCGAAAAGGCCCGGGAAGCGGGCGTTGTGATCGACGAACACATGATCCGGCAGGCCGCCGAATTGGACGATCAATTCGACCTGGTGGCAGCGCAGATTGAAATTGCATTTCAAAGGGGCGTGATCAGCGCGGCCGAATTCTTCGGCTTTATCGAAAGCCGCAGTCTGCAATTCTTTGGCACCATGGATAATTACCGCGCGATCCTTGAAGAGTTTGGCAGCGCGGACACGGCGGCGGCAATCGCGGGCGGGTGGCAGGAGCTTGAAGCGATCCTCACCCAGGGCAATGCAATCGAAATCCTGCAAGGGATGCGCGCGGAGTTCGACCAGCTCGAGGGCACGATCACGCGCGGCGGTCGGATCATGGGTTCCGAATTGCGCCAGCTGCACGGGGAATTCCCGGTCCTGGCCGAGGCGATTTCCGAAATGTATGGCCATGTCTTTGAGCTGGGCAACAAGCTTCAGGAGGCCCTGAATGCGGGCGATGTAGAGGCGGCGCAACGCTATTCTGCCGAACTTGAAATCGCCGTCGCAAATCTTGAGCAGGCGGTTCAGGGCGCGGCGGATTTGTCAGATACCGACTTGTCCGGTGCCGTCGCCTGGGCTGCAAGCCTGGCCGCGACCTTCGGCGACGTGGCGGCGGCAGCCCGCGATGCGGCGGCGGCGGCCCGCGAAGTGCCCGGCATGGATACCGGCACCCCCCTATCCGGCAGCGCGGATGGGCTGATGCCCCCTTCGGTCGAAGGCGTTACAACCAGCCCCCGCCCGCGCCGCGCGCCCCCGATGTTGGGAGAAAGCGGCGGCGCGGGTGGTGGCGGTGGCGGTTCCAGCCGGATCGAGGCGCTGCTTGCAGACCTGAAGACCGAACGGGAAATACTGACGGCCTGGTATGCCGAGAGCCTTGATCTGCTGAACGGCGCGACCGATGCCGAGCTGGCGGCAATCGGCGGGCGGCATGAGGCGCTTGAGCGCCTTGAGGCCGAACACATGGAACGCCTGCGGGGCATCCGCGACGAAAGCCAGGGCGGCATCCTGGCCGATGCCGAAACCTTCTTCGGCGAAATGGCCTCGGCCTTCGCGGCAGGCGGGGACCGGATGGTCAAGATCGGGCGCGTTTTCGGAGCCCTAGAGGCGGCGATAAACGTGGGCCGCGCGCAAGCCCAGGTGCTGGCCGATCCGGCCCTGCCGTGGTGGCGCAAAATCCCGGCGATGCTGTCGATCAGCGCGGCGGGCGCGAAGGTGGTGGCATCCATCCGGGGCGGCGGCAGCGCCGGCGGGGGCGGCGGCGGAGCTTCGAGCGGCGGCGCGGGCCGGGCGGCTGGCAGCGCGCGCGCGCCGGAAGGCCCGTTGCGCGTCCTGCTCGAGGGGGTCGAAGACGGCCGCCAGTATGAGGGCGCGGCCCTGCGGCGCATGTTCGACGCCCTGTCGAAGGAAGCCGGTGACCGGGGCATGATCTTCGCGGGGCGGCAAAGATGATCCTCTTTCATGCCGGTATGCCCGCACCCGCCACGCCCTTCGTCCTGTTCCGCAACCTCTTCGCCGAACCCGGCGTGAGCTTCACGGCCACCAGCACGGCGGCGGGCTTCGACCCGTCTTCCGTCGCGGCGGAAAACACCTATCAGGAATGGAAGGCGGACAGCACGGCCGCCAGCCTGACAGTGGACCTGGGCAGCGCGAAGAGCCTCGACACCGTGGCCCTGGCCGCGAACAACTTCGGGACCGTGGGCGCGCGGGTGCAGGTGCAATATAGCCTGGACGCGGTGAGCTGGATCAGCCTGGCCACCTCGGCAACCCTGGTCAGGAACTGGCCTCTTGCGGTCCTGACGGCCGCGCCGGTCCTGGCCCGCTATGTCCGGCTGAACTTCGATCAAGCCCCCCTGCCGTCCGCACCCGTGACGCTGGGGGTAGCCGCCGCCGGGTTGCGCCTGGATTTCCCCGGGTGGCTGGGGCCTGACTTCATCCGCCCGGCCGATGCGGTGGCGGTGGAGACCCAACCGTCGCGGTCGCTGGAAGGGCACTACCTTGGCGCGATCATCCGCCGCAAGGCGGGCCGCCTGTCGCCCCAGCTGTCGCCCCTGTCCCGGGGCTGGGTTGACGCCAACCTCGCCGCCTTCCGGTCGCATTACGACGAAGCCCGCCCGTTCTTCTTTGCCCCTGGACCGTCCGCCTTTGCGCATGATCTGGTCTATGGCTGGCGCGGCGCGGGCGCGGGCGAGATGCGTCCCATGATCCTGACCGGCGGGCGCGACGTGTCGATTGCGATGGAGATCGACTTCCATGCCGCGTGAGCCGGTCACCTTCGTTGAAATCGACATGGACCGCTGTTCGCGGACCTGGGGTGTCGCGCCCTGCACGGCCGCCATTGGGCCGGAGGTCCGGCGGAAGTGCTTCAACACCTTCGCCACCTGCCGGGCCAAGGATGCCTTCGCCTCGGCCCCGTACACGCTGCGCTTTTGTGAGAACCGGCCGAATCTGCCCAAGGGCGAGATATACTTCCCATTCCTCGAGCGCGTGTCGCAGATCACCGCGACCGTCAACATCGCCGGGTCGGATGACGACATGTCGCCCATCGGCCGCCGCGCGACGGTGAAGGTGTCCTTCCGGGATGAGCGGCATAACGACCTGGGGCTTGATCCCTACCGGGCGGAACGGATCAGCGGGGCGGCGCAATGGGGCGGGGTCGGCTACAACCCGGAACCGCGCGGCACGTTCTTCGGCAAGCTGCGGGCGCGCTGGCCCCACTACACCGGGCGGCCATTGCGCATTCTCGAGGGCTACCTGGACGGCGGCGTCTTCACGCTGGAACAGACCCGGCACTATGTCCTGACCGACTGGATAGGGCCGGACGAAGACGGCCTTGTGCAGCTCGAGGGCAAGGACCCGATGTCCGCCCTGGCCGATGACCGGGCGCTCTGGCCCGCCCCGTCCAACGGTGTCCTGTCTGCCGCCATGGCGGCCGGGGCCGGGGCGACCGCGACCTTGCGCCCGGCAGGCATCGGCAATCTGGAATACCCCGTTGCCGGGCGCGCCAAGATTGGATCGGAAATCTTCGCCTACACCCGCGCGGGCGACGTGATCACGGCCACGGCGCGCGGTCTGGCCGGAACGGTGGACGCCACGCATTCGGCGGGCGACACGGTGCAGCATGTCGAATTCGTGAACGGAGAGCGGATCGACGACTTCGCCGCCCGCGTGGCCCTGACCCGGCTTGCACCGGCGCTGGTGCCCAAGGAAACGAAGTGGGCGCCCGAGATTACAAGGTGGATGCCTGCTGTCCGGCTGACCACGCATGTCGCCACGCCCACCGGCATCGCCGAAATCCTGGGCAGTCTGGCGGTCCTGGGGGTGTCGATCTTCTGGGATGACGTGGCCCAGGAAATGGCCCTGAAGCCCAACCGCCCGCCGGATGGCGATCCCGTCTATCGCCTGACCGAACGGGACAACCTGAAGGCGGTGGCGGCCGAGGATCGGAACGAAGACCGTCTTACCCAGATCAACTTCTGGACGGTGCAGATCGACCCGACCCGGGGCGCGAGGGACACCGGCAACTACCGCCGCGTGTCGGTCTTCCCCGACCTCGAGGCGAAGGACACCCGCGCCTTCGGGGATGACCGCATTCGCAACGTTCTGTGCCGCTGGTTTGACGAGGGCGCGGATACCGTGGTGTCCGGCCTCGGCCGCCGCCTGCTTGGCCGGTTCCGCGTAGCCCCGCGTCACCTGACGGTGCGGGTCGATCCGAAGGACCGGACAATCCCGCTGGCCGCTGTGGTCGAAGTCACGACCCGCCAGCTGCAAGACGACACGGGCGCAAGCCTGCCGACGCTGATGCAAGTGATCAGCCGCGAACCGACCGGCGCGGGGGGCGATGTCGAGTATGTCCTTCAGGCCTACCAGTTCGCCGGGCGCTACGCCTATGCGACCGAAAACACCCGGCCGAATTACCTGGCCTCGAGCGAAGCGCAGCGCGCGCGGGGCTTCTATGCCTGCGATCCCGTCACCCTGAAAATGAGCAACGGCGAAGAGCCATATAGGGCAATCTGATGACCGATTATGTTCCCTACACTCCGGACGAATATGCCCCCGATGCCCCGGGCACCGCGTTGCATTTTCAGCGCTGGTTTGAAAACTGGATTGCCGGATTTGAAGGTGCGGCCGGTGCGCCGCGCCTGGTTCTGGCGGCCTTGGAGAGGTTGGTCCCCGGCGACTTCATTCGGATGCGGGCCGATGCTTTGCACTCTGTGTCCGGTTCAACATTCGTGACGGTCCCGAGTTTCACCTTGCCGTTTATTCAGGCAGGCACAGTTCGCATCGCCTTTGAGCATCGCGTGAACGTCAACAATACGTCAGAGGTTCGTATTTTCAGACGCCGGGCGGGAACCTCGACCCTGCTGACGACGATTAGCCAAGGTGGCAACACATTTGTTGCAAAGACCTACAATTTGGATGTGCAGCCGGGCGATCAGGTTTTTTTGCAGCATCGCAATACAAGTTCGTCCTTGAGCGAAATTCAGAATGTTCGGCTTCAATTAAGTGCGGCCTCCTTTTACTGGCCGGTCGGTAACTTCGGCGAAGTGGAGGGCAACCCGGTGCTTTGATCGGGAATTAACCTGTCGGCAACAGGAGAAGAAAAACATGCGAAACGAGGCAGCAATGATGAGACTTACGAACGGGGTGGCGGGTTTGGGATTAACGATGCCCGCCTGGCTACCCCAACTGGAAACGGCAAGCGCGGTGGCGGCGCAACTGGTGCCGATCCTTTCGGCACTTTGGCTGGCGCTTCAGATCGGGCGCTTCCTTTGGGCCTGGTGGAGGAAGCGACATGCGCAAGACTGAAGCAGGCATCATTGCCGCCGCCGTGGTGGCGCTGGCCCTGCCCCTAGTGCAGCTTTGGGAAGGCCGGTCCCTGGTGGCATATCGGGACATTGCCGGGATACCCACCATATGCGACGGTGAAACCCGGGGCGTGAAGATGGGGGATCGGGCCACCCCGGCCGAGTGTGACGCGATGACCGAGGCGGCGGTGGCCGAATTCGAGCGCGCGATCCGCCCTTGCCTGCCCCGGTCCCTGCCCACCGAAACCCGCGCGGCCTTCGTGGTCACCGCCTACAACATCGGGGCCTCGGCCTTCTGCGGGTCCAGCATGTCCCGCCGCGCCCTTGCCGGTGATCTTCGCGGGGCCTGCGATGCCCTGATGCTGTGGAACAAGGCCCGCGTGAACGGGCAGCTTCAAGTGGTGCGTGGCCTGACCAACCGGCGCGCGGCGGAACGCGCCCTGTGTCTGCGGGGGCTGACGTGATCCGCTGGGTCGTCGCGGGCGCGGTGGCGGCCCTGGGCATCCTGTGGCTGGCCCTCGAGCTGCGCGATACCCGGGCCGAACTGGCGGCAGCCGAGGCGCGGGCGGAAGCCTATGACGAGGCCGCGCGCATTCACCGGCGGCACGTTGCCCAGCTCGAGGCCGCGCGGGCCGAGGCGGGCGCGCTTGACCGCGAACTTCAGGAAGGGGAAGGGGCCGATGCGCTTCTGTCTGATTATCTTGGCCGGGGCGCTGGCCGCGTGTGGCCCTGACCCGGTGCCCGTGGTGCCGCCGGACATGCTGGCCCCCTGCCCCGGCTGGAAGGGCCGCACCCCCGCGACCGAGGGCGAGCTGATCCGTGCGGGCGCGGCCGAGAAAGCCGGGCGGCAATGCGCGAACCTGAAGCTTGCCGGGGTCGCGGAAATCCTGGGGGGCACCCCGTGACGCATGAACCCTATCGCCGACTGTCGCGGATCATGTGCACAGCCCTCGAGCGGCACCTTCAGGACGGCGCGCGCCCCCAGGTGCCAGAAGCCGGGGCTATCCTCTGGGGCTGCTTTGCCGACCTGTGCGGCGGGCCGGAGCCGATCACCCTGCCCGAAATCCTGGCCTGGGCAGAGCTGCACAAGATGCCCTTCGCCCCCCCGCATGTCCGGGTGATCCGCGACCTGGACGCCGTGTGGCGGCGATGCGCCAGCGCCAAGCCGCCCGCGCCGCCCATCACCCCGGAAGGCTTCGACGCGGTGTTTGGCTAAGGTGCCTGTCCGATCCGTCGCTTCCATTCGGCAAACTCGGCCGAACTGTCCACCGCCGCGCGGCGCTTCTCATCCTCTTCGCGGTATTGCAGCATCCGCCCGAGGGCGAGGCAGACGAAGCCGAAACCGATGCCTACGGCGGCTGTTGTTTCGTGCATGGCGCTACGGGCTGCAATCAGAATGAAGACCCCGGCGACGATTTGAAGCCAACCGGCAATGGTGATGATCCAAGACATACTAGGGTTCCTCTGGCGTGATCAGGAAGACGCCGGGCGCTGTTTCCCTCATGCGGAAGGGCGATCCCATGGCATCAAGGCGGGCGTTCAGCTCGGCCAGTCGCCGCACCTGTTCCGCCCGGTCGGGGCTGGAAATCAGGTAGTGGATTAGCCCGTCAAGCGACCCCACATCCGCGCGCGGCGGGGGGTAGTGTTCGGCAAGGGTGGCGATGATTTCCGCGTTCATGGACCGCCCGTTGCGGTCAGCGGCAAGCTTGATCCTCTCTCTCATACCTTCCGGGAAGCGAACGCTGAAGGCATCGGCACCCTGACCGGGCCGCAAGATCGACATGGAGAACCTCTTTTTTCTGAAATGAGTGAATTTGCCGCTTGACAGTCAATGATTGCACTATGCAACTAGTGGCACAGTGCCACTATACTGGAGCGCGACGTGAAAAACGATCAGACCACTACCTTGCGTTGGTCGGGTAGCTTGCAACAAGCCATAGCGAAGGCGGCGCGGGATAACCGCCGTTCCATCAACAGTGAAATTCTCGCCCGACTTGAGGCGAGTTTTCCCGATCCACTGGAGCTGACGCATGGCCACCTTCTGCCCTGCCCCTGCGGCGCGGGGCGGCCCGATGCGACCTGGCACGGCAACGGCGCGACCGAGGCCCATCACGTCCATTGCGGCGGCTGTGGCAACAGCGTGACCGACCTGTCCGAGGGCGGCGCGGCGGTGAAGTGGAACGCCCTGGTGCGCGGTTGGAGGGTGGCGGCATGAGCGCGCCCTTCCCCCCGAACGTCATGGACCAACCGGCGGCCGTCTGCCCGTGCTGCGGGCGCGACTGTGCCCATGTGATCCCCGCGGCCGATGGCTGGCAGGTGATCTGCGAACCGGAAATCGGCGGCTGCGCGGCAACCGGCGTGACCGGCGCGACCGAGGCGGAGGCGCTGACGATCTGGAATGCGGGCCTCTACGCCTCGGCCGGGCGGCGGGTGGCCTAAGGCCCCATCGGCGCGGGCCGTCCCGGCGGCCCGGTCCCGTGCGGCTTCTGCACGACAACCCGAAAGGAAACACCATGAAAACGACAAGCCTTCACCTTCTGGCGCTTTTTTGCGTCTTCGCGGTCCCGGCCGTCGCACAGCCCGAAGTCACGACCATCGGCGGCTGCGCCATGATCCGCGCGGAGAATGGCAACTGGTTCTTCAAGGCCGATCCCGACTGTGTGGCCAGATTCGACGGCCGTCAGGGCAGCCGCAACCTGACCTATCAGGATGTGGACGGCGATGCGGCAACGCCCGATCAGCTGGCCTCGCGCGAAGACTAAGGGCGTTTCGGTGACCCGCCGCTTGCTCCCTGGCGGCGGGCATCCTTTGCAACCGGAAAGGACTGACGCGATGGAAGACGATGGCGACGTGATCGACTTGGCCGAACGGAGCAAGACCGGCCGCAAGAAAAAGCCCGGCAAGCTGCTGAAGGAAACCTTAGCGGACAAGGCGGTTCGCGCCTGCGTTTTGGAGAACGCGGGCAAGCGGCTGCTGGAAATCGTTAACGGCGTGGAAGACCTTGACGAGCGGATCGGCACCTTGCGCGAGGATCGAAGGACACGCCTCGCCAATGCCAAGGGTGAGGGCTACAGCGTTGCCGCAATCAAGGCCGTGATCAAGCGCCGGGCCGCTTCGCCAGAGGCTATCGCCGCCGCAGAAGAGCTGGATGAGGTCACTTCGCTTTACATAGTGGCCATCGGCGATGCCCAAGGTTCCTGATCTCCTCTTCGCCTCGGAGCGAACCGCCGCCCGGCTTCTGGACATGAAGCCGGATCACTTCCGCGACCTAGTGAACCGGGGGCACCTGCCCCCGCCCCGCCGAATCGGCGACCTCGAGCGCTTCGACCTGGCCGAACTGCAAGCCGTGATCCGGGGCGACAAGATCGCCGGCGGGGAAATGACGTGGTGACCCCCAAGCGCTACCTTTGGGAGCGGTCCCCCGGCGTCTGGTATGTCCGCCGCAAGGGCCGTTACTACCGGATCACCGCCGCCCACGGAACCGAAGACTTCGACCGGCAATATTGGTCGATCCTGAAGGGCGACACCCCGGCGCGCACCAGCTGGCAGGCGCTGGTGGAAGCCTTCCGCGCCTCGGATCGGTGGCGCGAGCTGAAGCCCCGGACCCGCGCCGATTACGACAAGTGCTTCGACTACATCGTTGCCCGGAACGGGGATCGGGACGTGGCGCGCCTGACCGCGCGCGACGTGTCCGCCATGCTGGACGCGAACGCCCATCGGGTGCGGTTCGGGAACTACGTCGCCTCGGTCCTGTCGGTATTATGTGAGTTCGCCCGCGTGGACCTGGGCTGGCTGAAAGACAACCCCGCGCGGGGTGTCCGCAAGCGCAAGGTGCCCCTCGAGCGCCGCGCCCCCCATCTGGTGCCCGATGATGCCACGGTGGCGCGCTTCCGGGCCGAGGCCCTGCCCCTGCCCCGCCTGATCTTTGAGTTCGGCATTGGCACGGTGCAGCGGCCGGGCGACCTGCCCCGCTTCCGCTGGGGCGACTATGACGGGCAGACCTTGCGCCTGGTGCAGGGCAAGACCGGCAAGCCGCTTCGCCTGCCCGTTACGGCCGAGCTGAAGGCGGCCCTTGATGATGGATCATGGCGCGACTGGCCGAGCGGCCTGCCGAAGGTGGAAGACCCGATCCTATTGGGGCCTGACGGTGCCCCGATGAAATACCGCTACATGGCCGCCCTGATGCTGGCCGAACGCCGCCGCTTGGGGCTCGAGCGGGCCTTCGACCTGCACGGGCTGCGCTTCCGAGGGGTGCAGGAGCTGGCCTGGGCAGGGTGTAGCGACGAAGAGATCGAGGCCTATTCGGGGCACTCTTCCAAGGCGATGGTGCGCCACTACGCGGGGGAGGCCCGGCAGATCATGCGGGCCAGATCGGCGGCCGAAAAGCGGGGGTGA